TCGCAAAATCAAAATGTACACGTTTTAAAAACAAAATGTACACTTTTTAAACCACTCTATCGTAACAAAGAAACGGCATCCTAATGATAGGATGTCGTTTTATTATGATTTAAATACCGATTAATTACTCTTTAAACAGCCACCTTGCTGTTGTAAATACCATTTTCCACACAACTAGCCCGTCACTTCTCGGCTCTTGGTCGCGTTGAATGCATTCCAATTCTTCAAAATCTGACGGAGCGAAACCTTGCAGCGCGTTGTACAATGCATCAGCTTGATTTGTCCATGCTAATGACCTATTAAGTGCCGTTTCGGCTGTATCGGAAGATGTACGGCTGCCAGTAGCATCGAATGCCAGGCGAATGGTAATTGTGGCACTTTCACGCTGTTCGCTGCCCTCTGATACGTCCGAAGGCTTGAAACTAAAGCGAACTAATGAGCATGGGTATGCTAACGCCTTACGGCTATCTGAAGTATCCAATTGCCCGCTGTCAAAGTCTATCCATTTACTTCCAGTATTCTTTAGTGGCGTAATTAACGCCTTATATAAGTCTTTCATTTTTCAATTATGTTTTTAAGTTCTTTTACGAATTTAGCTCTTATGTTTGCTTCCAGTACCGCCGACCGTCCTATGAACGGTCTAGCTTTCATTGTAAATGATTTTTTGCCAAATATCTTAGCCGTTTCGCCAAATTGGTGAACCGATGCATAAGGTTTATCATTCCGAATAGTTACGCGATCCGCTTTCTTTACGTAATGGATTGCATTTTTAAGCTCCATCGTTTCGCCGCTAAGAATCTTATCTTTTGCACGTGTAGGTGAAAAGTTAGTCGCTCCTAGCTTCTTTGTCTTTTTGTCTTTTTTAGTGCCCTTTACTTCTAGTGCCTTTTTATTGGGGTTCTGACTATTAGCACCCAAAGAGAATCCATACCACTCGCTAGTACTATCACGGCGTTTCACATTATCCCACTTTTTTAGTGATTTATCGGTGAAGCCCTCGTTTACAAACGACTCATTGTAATGGTTGACGGCTTCCGTTCCAATTATATCGGGAACATCTTCACGTTTAAACTGCTCAATTTCGGCCATTCGCTCGCGTACACGCTGTTTTGCTTCCTCAGGAGTCATTACAGTACTTTTATTCCGTTTAACTTCAAATAATACAGCGTTTCATCTATCCGGTCAAGTCGGCGACAAAAAGATGTATTAGTTCGAATATCCTCCTGAATAGCTAACATTCGACTCATTACGTCGACCGCATTTTTATTGGTGGCCAAAATAGCTACAATATTCAAGCGCATAGCGATAATCTGACCTGTAAGAGCCGTGCCGGTTTCTTCACTCATTTTTGCCGTATCACCTTTAATTCCTGTTTGACTAGTCGTTTCACCCGTAAATAGGTTACTATACTTTGATAACTGTTCGTAATACAGTTTTCCGGCATCCTGTATCTTCTTTTCGAAATCAGATTGTTCTGCAGATGTCAACTCGTTACCGCTTTCCATATCTGCCGCCAATTGCTCAACGGCTTTTTGCATCGGTTTTTCTAGGAACTGTAATTTTAAAGCATGTGATACAGCATTCTTAATTACATCATTCACTACATTACCCATTGCTAAAGCAGCATCCTCACCGTTGGCAAAAGCAGTAACAAGCGCATCGCCAAGCTGAGAGGCTAAGTCCTTAGCATTTGTTTGTGCCAATCCCTCAACAATGGCATCGGCAGTATCGGATATCTCATTTTTAAGTGCTTCAATCTCCGCCTTACGGTCGGCAATGGCATCCTGATTCTGTTTTTTCTTTTTCTTTCGATATTCCTGTGCAAGCCATGCCTCATTAGCACGTATCTGCGCCTGTAGGTTTTGAATGGATTCGCGTTGATCCTTATAAACATCAGTACCAAGTGCATCCTCTACGGCTTTCTGTAGGCGTTTATAAGCCGCTGTCAAGTCGTTTAAGTTGGCTTCAATCGCCTTTTGTTTCTTTGCAATATCCTTACTTTTCCTATCAAAAAGAGAGAATGCGCTTGTAAGTAATCCTACTGACCCAGTGATGATGTCAATTGGGTTACCCGTTGCAATTCCTTTGGCAAGAGTAGCCGCCCCCGATACCATACCAATTACATCCTGAGCATCTTTCTTTTCCTGCTCGTTGAGTAATCCAAGCTGATCCAATCCGCCAACTACCGACGTCAATATTCCTTGAACACCATCAAGAGCCGCTCCGGCAGCTCCTGCCATAGAAGCGGTAGCCTTTGCTGCTTCATCCTCCAATTTTGCTAAATCCTCTTTTGAAGTTTTAGTGTCAAGTTTACCGGCTTTAAGAGCTGCTCCCGCTTTTGTATTACCGGTAATAGATGCCCCAAGTTGGGAAAAAGGATTGTTCTTTATTTTATCACCGGCAACGGTTTTTTGAGCTGAATTAATATCAGCAAGCATCTTCTTAGCCGTTTCGGATGACAACTTACCGGCTGCCTGTTCGGCAAGTATGCGAGCCTTAATGTCGGCAATAAGCTTTTCAGTTGTTTCTTTCGAAGCTTGCAACTTATCGTTAGTAGCCAGTTTGTACAAATCAGTTTCTTGGATAAGTCCGGCTGTTACTTCACTAATCTTTTTATCGCGTTCGGCAGTAGCATTGGCTACGGCATCGGTCAGACCTTTATCTTTTAAATCTTTGATTTTTTTATCATATTCAGCTTCAATTTTTACACGTTCATTGGCAAATGACATAGCCAGTGTAGTAAGTTCTTCACCCCATTTTTTTGTTGCTTCTTGTCGTTTAGCTGCATAAGCATTGTCAAGTGCCAGGCTTGCATCTGCTATCTCTTTTGCCTTAGATGGGTCAATGGTAGCTACAGAAGCACTTATGTTGGCAGAATCGGTTGATAGAGGTTTAAAACCTTTCTCACCCTTGTGATTCTTATTATATGCCGTTACAATAGCAATCTCTTTTTCCTCTATTTTTTGAACTTCCAATTGTTTTTCAAGATCAATAGCATCAAGGCGTTTTTTCAAACTATCAGTTTGTTGGTCAATTAGAAGTTTTGACGTTTGAGACTCAATGTCAAGCAACATTTTTTGTAATTCTTTTTCGGCATCATATGCTTCTTTTATAGGTTTATCTTTAGTTTCAGTATTTTTTGAAGAAAAATCATTTAGATTAACTCCAGTAAGCAGTTTTTCGATTTCTTTATTTCCTAAATTAATGAGTTTACCTGACTTTCTTTGTTGAGCAATATATTTCACAAAAAATGCACCGCTCTTATCATTTGTAATTTTATCCATATTTCGCCAAAAATCTGAATAAACCCCCTCAAATTCTTTTGAACCTAATTTTAATTTATCAGAATCAATGTAGTCGAATAAATTACCCATTGGCTTTACTCCTGCAATTAAATCACCGGTTATCTTATTCAGCTGTTCGCTAGATGCACCATATTTTTGCATTATGCCTAAAACGTTATCCAATGCAGCCTCATACGGCTTTACAGTTGATTTTTTATAGCCCGAAAGAGCTGTATCAGCCTCTTGTTTTTTTAATGTTGCTTGTGCAGATTTTTCAATTAACGAGTTAGCCGCTTGAATCTTTATCGCTGCATCAATTGCAGCCTTAGACATAGCCGGATAAGCATTTTTTACCTGTTCAATTGTTTTTAAATGCGTATTGAATGTTTTATTAAAGTCATTAATTATTTGCTTGGCATTAGCCGAATTATCACCATACTTCTTTATTTCTATTCCAATTTTAGTAATATCTTGTATCTTTTTTGATGCCGATCCCGAAAAGTCAGAAAACACTTTATTAAGTGCTTTCTGACTCTCAGCAGTCTTATCAATTTCATTTTTCCCAGTTACTAATTTTTCGATGTACGATATAAAATCCTTACCATACATTGTCAATAAAGTAATACCAACCATCATAATAGACTGCCATGATACCATACTTGAAAGCAATTGTTTCCATACTGGAGTCGTTGATGCACCTGATGCTTTTAGTGCCTCATTTTCATATCTAGCTCTCTTAATATTGTCGGCCAAAATCGGTAAATTATTGCTTATCCCTAAGAAAAAAGTACTCATGCTCACTGATGCCGCAGGAAGCTCTCTGACAACCTGCTGAACGGAATAATTTAGCGAATTATACCCAACAGCAGCCTTACCAACATTAGATGCATCAACGGAATCTACAGGAGCTATTTTTGTTTTACTAAGTCCAGAAAGTTCAGCTTTCAGTTGTTTTACAGCATCCTTTTCATCTAGTATGTTTTTTTTAGTTATCTCAATCTCGCTTAGAATTTCGCTCTTTTGGTCTTTACTTGTTGCATTTTTGTAATCTGTGCCCAATCCAACTAAATCCTTTCTTAGATTAAGAAGGGCTTCATCATGGCGCAAAATATCCGATTTTACTCTAATATGAGCAGCCGATATATCATCAAGCGATTTTTCAATCTTTGCACCTTCCGTTTCGGTGTTACCACCATACATAAAGTCAATTTCTACAGGTTCCATATATCATAGGTATTATTCACCAAGGAATTCGAGCAACTCCTCTTCGCTGTCAATCATTTTTGTTTTACTTCCTTTTTTGCGTTTTGGAACATCGGGGAGTTTCATTTGCAAGTTGAACCAACTTTCACCCCATAGCACGTAGTCATGCGACCAACCCGTTTCTTTTTGTATGCTCCATATAATTCCAAAGAGGCTATGAGAACCTTCCATGTGGCTCTTTGACTCCTCCTTTATTCCTGACCCAAATTCATCGGACTCATCCTCGTCATCCTCGCTATCAATTTGGTAGTAGTCGTAAAACTTTCCATCCTCCCATATATAAGAACCCACATCATGAGTTCTTGCAGTTGGTCAGCCGTGCAAGCTTTACGCAAGTGCCTGGCAAGTACTGGGGCAAATAGCCAAATTTTAAGCGGTGAGTTAAGCAAGCAAGCAGCTACGCAAAGTGATACAGGCTTAATGTTTTCGAGAATCGTTTTTATGGGTAAGGATGCCGGAACTGACTCCATGTTTTTAATCACTGTATCGTGCGCCTCACTTACTTTCAATGTTTCAAGTGGCGATAAGTCAATTACCGTGGATAGGTGAACCAATGTTCCAAGTCGTAACCGTTTGACGGCTATTTTCATTTTATTACGTCCGAATAGGCGATAAAAAAAAGGTGCAGGGATTGAAAACCCGACACCCCTGTCTAATAACGCCATTGCGGCAGCGCGTTCTATATTTGCTTCCATGTGTGTGATATTATGTAGAGATAAGACTTACTGCCTTATCTCTACGAAATACAATACTATCCAATTTTACAAGAGGCAACACCCGCTTTTTTAGGAGCTAATACTCTTCCCTCAATGGTCAACTGTGCAATACCTGAACGTGTCAGCTTGTAATTGTAAGTTGCACGTAAAGCTACTCGAGCGTATGTGATTGGTTTCCCTGATTTTGGAGTAACCTTTACTGATTTTTCATTAATTGAACTCGTAGCAGGAGCAATCCATACATCATCAGGAGCAGTACCAGTTGTAGTACCTCCAAGCGTTTTCACCAAGTTTGCGGGAGTAAAGTCGGTAACAATCCATTTAAGTTTTGTTTTTTTCACTCCGGGAACAATTTCACCTGGTTCATCAAGCTCTTCATATTCGTGCTCAATATCGGCATCTTGTTCTTGTGTAATCTCGGCAGTATCTTTATAGGTATTACCCAATGAAGCAAAGGTTGTACCTACATCACCATCAACGGCAATATCACTAATTTGAATAGAAGATACGCCAAGCAATTTAGTTTCTGACATAATATGTTTATTTAAATGATTTTTAAAAGCTTTTTAAATACTGATATAATCGGTGTTTTTGTCACCAATTTGAAGCCCGCAAAAGCGGTAAGAGCAATATAAAATAGTAGTCCAGTCCACCAAATAAAGTCACGAACAGGCGTTTCTTTTATTACAGGCACTTTTTTAGTTACGGTAAGTGTTTTGGTAATGTCTCGTCTATAATATTTATCGGTCGATTTGATAAATACAGTATCCGGTTGCGTTTCTGCTTTATAGCTTAGTTGCCCATTTTGAAACGAAAAGTTAGAATTCATGTTCTTACTTTTTTGCTCCGAAAAACCTACCAACAAAACATTATTCAATGAATCGCACTTGAACAAAGCCCTGAGCATAGAACTATCCGCAGGAACTGCCACCGGGGTAAGCTTATCCTTTTCGATAGATATTTGCGAAGAATTCACTACCGACTGTTTAGATTTGCAACTGGTCAATAAAGCCCCAATTATAAAAAATAGGATGATACATAAAACTATAGTCCAAAGCCTAAGCTCCGGTGATGTCTTTTGCTTCTTGTTTTTTTTGTTCGAGGTTGTCATGATTGATAGAGTCTAATATTTTAATTATACGGTTATTAAGTGTTGTAAGCTTTCTAACATCTGTTCTCAATAATGAAACTTCATCAGCTAGCTTATCATACTTATCTGCAATGGCGCAAGCTCGTTGCTCTGCTGCATCAGCTCGTTGTTCAGCGGCCTCTGCTCTTTTTTCAGACATTTCGGCAGATTTTTGCCAAATATCTAGCGATGCAGAAACATTTGCAATTCGTTTGCCCTCAACATCGGCCTCCGAACTTTCTACTGCCACTACTGAGTTATTAGCCTCTGCATTGGCTTTTCGAAGTGTTGGTTTTAATGTAAACAGAATGATAAGTCCACCACCAAGAATGAAGTTTATAATTACACTTATGTATTCCATACTAATTATTCTTTAATCCCCTTTAGGGGGTTGGGGTAGTTTTATACTCTTTTTCGGCATCAAAGCACGGACACATCTTTATCCATTCGTTTGGTTCAATTATTCCATCACCATCTTTGTCGGGCGATAGGTCGCGATGTCCTTTCACTTTTGTGATAGCCGGATACAATGCTTTCAACTCCTTTATTATGCGCAAAAGACTTTCCTTTTGTTGAGCAGTACGTGTGTCGGCGGGTTTCCCGGCTACACTTATACCACCTTCATAGCAGATACCTACCGAATTGGCATTAAAGCCTTCCACATGCGCACCAACTACATCCAATGGGCGAAGATGAACTACGTACCCACTTTTGCGAATGTAATAATGATAACCGGCACTATTGAACCCGCGAGCTCTGTGGTCGATAGTCATTTGTTCGGGTGTATAATCATGGTCAACCGGAGTGGCAGAGCAGTGAATTACAATTAAATTTATCTTTCTCATAAATGGGATATTGGTAGTTAAACAAAAAGAGCGCGGGTGTATCAACATTCATTGATCATGTACCGCGCTCTTTACACACACGGATTTTATTTCTTATACCTCTTTAGGGGTTATTGCAGATTAGGAAGCTGCACGCGTTACCAATACTTGATAAGTAGCAGTAGCGTTACCGTCAGCACTAGTTACCGTTACATTGATAATATTTTCACCAACGGCAAGATTACGAGCTGCAGAGGCAGTACCACTTGTCAAGGTAGTCGATCCAACTTTCAATACTTGACCCGCTTGACCATGAGTTGCAGTTACGGTAGTAGAAGATACTCCGGTAGCTACAGCCAATGTATAAGTCTTAGTCTCTGCATCAAAATCAGGAACAATAGAGCCTGCGCCCAATACTAAGTTTGCTAAGTCGGTTGACCCTGCAGCAACAGCTGCTGCACGTCCGTCGTACAATACAATGTCTTCGTCAAAAGTGATATTAGTATCAGCTTTCATAAGCATTTTGAAAAAGTATTCTTCAGAGTCATTGGCTACTTTATCAATAAGAATAGCCTCAGCATCATCGACTAATGAAACTCCAGCCCACCAGTACGAATCCATATCCATTGAAGCTACAGCAGCAACTACAACATCTTTAGGCCATGAGGTTAATGGAATAATCTGAATCCCTTTGAATCGCTCAACATTAGTTTCGCTCCAATCTTTACCTTTATTCGGTTGATTGGTAATTACATTATCATAAATATCTCCGTCATCAATCGATACAAAGAATTTAAGATTAGGGTTTTTGCGGATGTTTTTTGGCAAAGATGCTCTAATACCCTTAAATACGGTAAGAATATTTGACTCATCAATAGCAGCAGTATTAGCCTGTTTTCCTACTAAATTAGAGGAAACAATTCTGGTCAAAATACCGTCAAAATACTGACCTTCATTAGTACCTTTTACGCCATTTACATATTCATCACCTAATTCAAAATCAACTACTTTTGCTAATTCTGCCAAAAATGCGTTTTGAACAGCTGGAGGCAATTGAGAAAATACTAGGTTACCGGTTGGCTGAAATGGACGCCAAATGCTTTCAAGAGCCCGAGGGTTAAACCGTGTATAAGCCATAATATCCTGTGGCTCTAGATATTTTTCAGTTATACCAAAATCACCTTTACTATCTGCTGCCGTTGGATTTGCCTTTCTTTTTTGAAGCATCGATCCTGCACGAAGCATTGGAATAGTGAATTTTTTGGTAACATTCGGAACAATACGAATATGACCACCTGCGACAAGCTCATTTCCAGTACTAGCTCGTGTGAGCAACTGATCAAGTACTTCACCCGCATAAATAGAGGTGATATTAAGAGCCATTGCCAAAATACCTGATTTGTGTTTATTACGATACGCATAAACCGAACCGGCTAAGCTGACTACCATCAACGAAGCAATCACTAGGTTGGTAACATAAGGCGGAGCACCCTGAGTAAGCACCGAACCCAAAACGATGTTGACTAGCAACATGCCGAATAAAATGAGAATGAATTTTAATGTTTTCATTTTTCTAAAATTTGTTTGTTTGTAAATCTTTTTTATACCTTGTTTTAAAATGACTTAGAGGCTATTTCTTACCTTTTGTATTTGCCGCAATTTCTTTTTGTCGTTTATCCCAAGCCGTTTCACCATCAGGTGATGGCACGTCAGACAAATTGATACCTTGTTTGTGCTTTGGCAAATCCTTTACAAGTGCCATAGTTCCTTCAGGGTCTTTATCGAATAAACTCAACATTCGATCTTTTACCGGAGTGGCTTTATCACCTTCAGGTTTTTCACTCAACCGGCCATCCAAGAAAGAATCTGCCAACTCTTTATCAAATGCTGTTTTCTGAGCTGTTTTATCAGCCAATTCAATAGCATCGATTTTTGTCTGCAATTCCGTTTTAGCTGTTTCCGAAGCAGTAACTTTTAGCTTTTCGGCTGCAAGTTCACCGTCCACTTTTACTTTGTCTGCAAGCAACAGATCAACCTTTGCGTAAAATTCAGCCTCGGTGGCCGTATCTGCAAGGTTTAATTTTGATAAATAATTTTTGTACATACTGTTGTCTATTTTTGGGTTTACAATAAAATCGGATAAGTTGAGTCCTTTTTCATCTGATAGATCAATTTGTTTCCCTTCTCTGTCAAATAATCTAAAGGCATTGTTATTTCCACCTATTGACACAATTGAAGCCTCACGAAGTCTACATTTAATCACAGTTGGTCCGGTTTGCCCAGGTAGTTTATAAATATCATCATCTGATACTTCTAAGTCTACAAGTCCGGCACTTGCCATATTTAAAAACCCGCGCTCAACCTTACCAATCATTCTCTTTACATCTTTGTCATCATCCTCATAGTCGAATATGGCAGAACCTAATATAAGTCCATTATCAAAGCGACCATTATCCCATTTTCCAACAGGCAAGTCCCAATCATTATGTCTGTAAAGCATCACCGGGTTTTTTTTGAATTGAGTCATATCAACTCCATCTGGTAGAACTCGAATACCATAGGTTAGCAAGCTTCCATCAAGTATCGTAAATGGGATTGGTTCTTTAGGCATAATTTAATTATCGTTTAAATGGGTTTTAAAAGACCTTGTCGGTTACTCTCGTTTTCAATTACACTGCAAAAAAACGCTATAAAAACTACCTACCAAAAAAGTACTGCCATTTTGTCACGCATTTTTTTATTATCCCCATAAAAGCAGTTATTTTGCTTCAAATTAATAATGACACAATGGCAGAACTTACAAAAGACCAAAAGAAACAATGGGCTAAAGACCTATATCTATCCGATCAGAATCTTACACAAAAAGAAGTTGCTGAACGTGTAG